GGGACCTTCGGTGGCACCCTTAAAAGTAAGGGACGCACCGGGGCCGCTCAGGTATCGAGTAAATTCGATCTCGGTACCAGAATTGTCTTTGACTTCGTTCGTATTCAGGTTTGTAGGTAACATGCGTATTTAGTGGTAAACGACCACAACGTGTGTAACGCCATAGGCCCGAATGGGCTCTACGACGGTGAGGCCTTGCGATATGCAAGGTTACTCGGGTTAAGGGGAAGTGCCTATTTATTGCCTCTACTGCGTCTGCGATTTCTCGCAAATAGCAGTGCAGAAGCTAAGGCGACTTCCTTGCGACTTAGTCCGCTGGTCGTGAGACCAGCAACTACCGTATTAGGGTCTACGATAATGCGTTTATACGCCGTTTCATAAACCGTTACGTATCGTCCTGCTCCTCCGCCATCACAGTTATCTAGTTCCGTGCCCGTTCTCGGGTTGACATTAAAGTCAACGGAAGTTTGACGCTGGATGGTTGTAGAGTAGCAGAATCTGTATACCGCAACACGAGGCTTAAGCATGGGGTTATCGAGGCGATTGAGTAGTGGGCCTATGCCCACCATCCAGTCAACCACGAACGACCATGGTACGAGCTGCCAGAGGTCCTTGATTGGGTTTCTCCCAATTCCAAGTGAGTCCAAGTGACCAAGGAGTTGAGCGTTTTCACGCGTCAACGAACCAAAGTCATAAGTGTACTCAATCTCGCAGTTCAGCCTTGCAAGGGTGTACTCCGGTGTTCGGATAGAAGTAGCGATACCGCCGTACAAATTGTCATTTCTGACTATTTGTCCGTCGTTACGCCACCGACAGTTGAACACTACGGGGTAACCTGTTATAGAGTCGACTTGATCGTCGAATCTAGAACGCAGATCAAAAGACGTATGTCTCTTGATAAGCTTGCCCTCATTTTGTAAGAGTTTTGAAACTCTATCATGAGTGTGTCTTGCCGCTTGTGCTAAGCCAGCAATATCGGACATCAGCGGAGCCAGGTTAAATGCATGCTGCAAATAACCGTCTGCCGTTGAGCCGAGTAGGGAACGTAGCGACCCTTTCACGCCGTTAAATAGGCGTCCAAGGTACTTCGGTGGAACGCGGTTAATAAGCGGTAACGCTTTTAGCCACGCCCCCGAAGATGCGATACGTTTTGCTGTTCGACCCAAAGACTTGAAGTCACGAAGCTCCAC